AAAGATGCGATTCACAAAGTGCGACTAGCCCACCCTGATGCTCATATTGTTTTTGCAAACGGTGGAGACCGTAACGGTAAAAACATACCAGAGATGGATTATCACGATAGCAATCTTACATTTACATTTGGAGTTGGCGGAGAAGATAAGAAGAACTCATCTAGTTGGATTTTGGAAAAATGGAACAAGTCTTAAAAGAAACTAGAAATATTATAGATCACTACAAGTACTGGAACGACGATGCTATCCGAGCAGATCTTGACGACAAGAGATTCAATTATTCAGTTATTTGTTGCAATATTGGTAACGATTTCAATATTGCTACTGTCATACGTAACGCTAATGCGTTTCTCGCAAAAGAGGTCGTGATTTATGGTAATAAAAAATATGATCGCCGGGGCACTGTCGGCACTCATCACTATACCAATTTTCGTCATGTACGTGCTATTGGCGATCTGGGATATTTTCTTGAGTCCAGAAGACGTTGCGGATCGGTACAACTGATCGGAATTGATAACGTAAATCATGCATCACCAATCAATGACTTTAAATTTGATTCACAAGTTCATTACATCATGGTATTCGGACAGGAGCAAATCGGCATACCTGAAGACGTTCTTGGTATGTGCGATCATATACTTTATATTCCGCAGTACGGATCTGTACGCAGTATCAATGTTGGCTCTGCTAGTGCTGTTGCTATGAATTGCTATTGCCATTCATGTTCAGGGATTCAATGAAATGGAAGAAAGAGATCCGATAGGAGTTTGGCAAGAAAAGTACCCGTTATGCTTCAAAAACAAGTGCAGTTACGGACTTGATTTCCGTTGCGGCGATGGATGGATTGTGCTCATAGACACACTTTTTTCTAAGATAGAAAATCATCTCCGCACCTGCGATGCAGATGCCAACAAAGATTTTGTTATTGAGCAAATAAAAGAAAAGTTTGGATCATTGCGCTTTTATGCAATGAACGCTGATATGGAAATTTATGAAATGATTAATGAAGCAGAAGCAGAATCTTCTAAAACCTGTGATGAATGTGGCGCTGCTGGTGTTTTGAGTATCCGACAAAGATGGTACAAGACATTGTGTTCGTCTTGTCAAGAAAAATTAGGATACGAAGTTTGTAAAAACAATAGCACTATATTGTAATACAATACAATCAAAGGATCGTTATGGATGAACACATTCACAATGAACACAAAAGTTTGACGGAAGAAATAAGAATACTTAGAAAAATTGCAAACGCAACAAAGATAGCAAATTCTTTGCGTAAGCAAGGAAGCGATGTCGCTGCGGAATGCATCGATTCACTTGTGCGAGAAATCGAAAGACATCGCAAATAATACTGTAGCACTGATTTTCAATCGAAAGGATGAAACAATGGGATACGCTTACACCACCTTATTGGGTGACGGAAATTTCTTTTACACGACAGAGGCGCAAAACGGTCTTTATCAAAATCATGCATTCACGTCTCCTCTTGAGTTTAGACTTGAATACACCGCACCAACTCCAACTGGTGTCGCAATAAGCCCTCCGACAAATGGGGTTGATTTGCCGCACACTATGTTTATGGGAAATTCTGAAGGTTACTGGATTCATAGACTTTTCTTGAATGGCCATCTAACCAAAACCGTAACTATGGTAAACCAGCAGTTTTCTATGCCTATGCAGTTTGATCGCGTGGAAAGCTTGGCAATGTCTTTTTCTCCATCAACAGGTGAAATTGAATGCAGACGTGGAGGAGATTGCCCATCCCCTGCTGGCTTTGCTGCTATAATGGTGGGAGTTTTGCTCGTTGGTGGCAAGCGTTCTAGGCACTGAGATAGAAGGAGTCAGTAATGGCTAAGGACTTTCAGAAGATTGAGGAGATGTTTTACACATATGGAGATGTCTGCAAGAACATCGGAAAAATTGAGACTGATGGTAAAGACGAAAACGATAAGCGCCACGACAAGTTGTGCAAGGAGCGCGAACAGTTGATGAAGGATTTTGACGCGGAAATCAAGGCACTGAAAATAGGTAAATCATGAGAGTTATAATTGCAGGATCACGAACGATTAAAGATGGAAGCTTGATTGCACAAGCGATCAAAGAGTCAAAGTTTAAGATTTCATCCGTTCTTTGTGGTGGCGCTCGTGGCGCTGACATACTTGGAAAATCATGGGCTGAGGCAAACAAGGTTGAGGTAGAGGAGCACCCTGCAAACTGGACCAAGTACGGCAATGCCGCTGGTATCATGCGAAACATCGTGATGGCGAACAACGCTGACGCACTGATTGCAATATGGGATGGTAAGTCTCGCGGAACAAGACATATGATTGATGAAGCAAAAAAACGTAATCTAAAGGTTTACGTTAAGATGCTTGAAGAAAGTCCAGACTAATTATGCCGTGGAACTACAGGGTCATGTGTTATCAAAATGAATCAGAAGCATCCTATGCCATTCATGAAGTTTACTATGATTCTGATGGCAAGATGGGATGGACGCAAGACCCTGTAGGCGTTGTAGGTTCAAGTTTGGAAGAAATGCATGACATCATTGGCATGATGATTGAGGCATTTAAAAAACCTATCTTGGACTACAAGACTGGTGAGAAAGTATTGGAAATTAAAAAGTTGGAAGAAACACAATAAAGGAGAAAAAATGATAAATCCACTGAACAAGATACTCGGTTTGGTGACAAATGCTTTGCTTCAGGCAGCGATATGTTGGTTATCGATCATGGCAATGATGATGTTTGTTACAACAGATGGTTGGATTCGCTTTTTTTCTGGTTGCCTTGCAGCACTGGGATTGATACAATCCGTGAGAATTCACCTTCTTGAAAAAGAGCTCGCAGAAGTTGAAATTAGTCGGAGTAGCGTTAAACGAAAGACCGCAAAAGGAAAGCGATGAGCGAAGAAGAAAAAAAGAAAGTTTCTCGCCTGATGGAGTCCATGGACTGCATGGAAATGTACAATGCCATCGAAGAAGGACAGAAGAAGTACGACAGTGATGCGGATAAATACTGGGAGAAACTCCCATACGAAGATAAGTTAAAAGCCTTTTACTCTGTTTGTAAGCGCATTCACAAAGGAGACATCAAAGATAGGGGCTCATACAGATATGTTCTGTATCAGATTTTTGGTTTTGATCCTGACGCGTACACCATAGCGATGAGGTGTGGATACGATGAAATCCATAACTCGATTGTGACTAAAGATGAGTTAAAAAAAGTACAAAAAGAAAACCAAGATTCAGAACAAGTGTAATCCTGTGGTGTGTACTTTTTGTAATCTAATGTGCAGTCATCTTTACTGCTTGACAAGCGCGTCCTGTGTGCTATAGTCAAAGTATGAAGTGCAAAAAAACTGTCTCTACTCCCATTCTTCTTATGTCAGTTGAAGATTGTCTCAAAATGCTTGCACTGACAAACTCTACCAATCCTGCTGAAGAGTTGGCAATGAGGGCGCGTTTTATCCAGTTGGTTAAAAATCTGAAGAAAAAAACTTCAAAAGTTTAACTGACATGAAAAGTTACGACTCTATTCCTCACGCGGACATCGGACTCTTTCATCAGAGGCTGCAGATGTGGATTGACTATTTGCGGGCAAATAAAAAGATGCTTCGCTTGAGTCATTATTTTCATTTGCATGAAGTTCATTTGAGAAACAAGATGGATCTCTACAGTTCAGAGACTGAAACTCAGGTCGCGTATTCACTTGAAACCTTCAGTGCATACGGATTATTGTGTGAAATGTACATGAGGTTTCCGAGGGAAATGCGCGGAAATCATGCTCCTATTGAAAGTTTCTCCAAGCGAATCTTAACTGGATCAAATAGCGTGGAGACGCACTCTTTTGGATATCTTGAAATGGATTACTTAAAGGGGCTTCCACCTTACAGGGTTGATGACACGACTCACTTTCACGCATCCAATACTATTCCCAATTCTGTTTATAATTGGCTTTTTGTATCTATTGATCTTCGCCATCATTATGAAAAAATGTGGCTGAAAGCAAGGGTTGAGTCTTTGCAACAAGACGGCATGACCACTCCTATCGAGTACTGGGAGCGTGTGATGTGTTTATGTTTTGACCACGATGACTGCATGGAGCTTCTTGCCCGTGCGCGGAGCGAGACAGTCCATGTCTAGTGCTTTTTATTCTAAGTGTCAGTCATCGGGTAATTGCATTCAGTGGGTCGGCGGAATGCACACTCGCTATGACTACGGTGTCTTTAATTACAAGGGCATCCCCATTGATGTTCGTCGTGCTGCACTTGCGATCATTGGTCAAGCGTACAAAGGTGGAGTTGTAGTAAACACCTGTGGATGCAAGACATGCGTAAACCCCGAACACATTAAGATCGTTCCGCGTGGACAGTGGTGGAAGGAGAATAAGGAGCGCTTCCCCAGTCGTGTAGGAGAAAAAAATCCAAATTCTCGCATCACAAAACAAGATGCCCAGACAATTCGTCTTGAATGGAAAAACGGCATAAATCAATCTGAACTGGCAAGGCGATTCAAAATTTCACGTGCTGCTGTTCAGATGATTATTCGCGATAAACTTTGGAAGGACACTTGACTTCCGTCCCAGAAGCAGTATACTGTACACTATGAGCAACACTGACAGGACAAACAAGATTCCTAGTCAATATGTAGCCGAGACGCTTGAGGGTGGCGAAGATGGCGATGTCTTGAAAGTATCAATTACTTTTGAAATCAGCCATCGACGTATACAGCGTCTTTTTGAAATCAGCGATTACACAACTCGACAGGTTCTTGAAGCCATCAAAAACAATCCAGGACTTTTGAACTTGCACCGTTCATTCAATCCTGAAATAAGCGAGATTGTGAAAGAAATTCACAAGAAAGATCCGTTTGCTGAGATTTACGATACTCAGTATCGCAAGAGAAATGAAAAGCCAAGCACCCAATACGCACTGGAGGCGTAATGCACAGCATTAAGGAAGTGAAAGACTTTGTTTCTAAACACGCAACAAAGGAAGAGGCAGAACGTGCTGCTTATATTCTTGACAGAATGAAGGAAGAACTTTCCTATTACGAAAATCTTGCCCGTCATCAAGATGAGCGCATTCGTGACTGCCAGCGCCACATGCAGGAACTGAACATGAAGATTACCTTGTTGCAAAAACAAGTTGCTGTCAATGTCTGAGGCAAAGCACAGGTTCAGGATGGCTATGCTCTCTTACTTCGACAAGAACCCCGAGGCGCACTGTGTTTTCAATGGGCATGAAATAGTGTCGCATGGTCATTTGTTGCAGATCATGTGTTCACTCATTCCTTCAAGCATACCGCTAGGGGTAAAGTACTTCAGCAAAAAAAGTCACGTTTCTTTTCCTCTAGACCAATGGGACCCGATGAGTGATCTCATCTTCAATTCCCGACATACGCCAAAGGACTGACATGAAAAGCGACAAGGAAGTTTCAGAGAGCATTACGATTAGTGTGCCTGCGTCAATTATTAAGACTATTGTTGTGTGCTCTTTCGCTGCGTGGGTGATCTGGATTTTGCATCAGATGTTTACTATGGCATCGCAGGCTCACCGCTGAAAATGAGAAATCACAAGTTAGTTCAACAGTTCAAGGAAAAGATGGATGAGTACTCGCAAGAGCACCATCTTTACCATCCTTTTCCTAATGAAAACAACGAAATGATGATCACCAATTGGGAGTGGAGTCAAATCTGCAAAAAGATGGATTACACTTCAAGGGAGATAGTGGCAAACATCGTGCATCGCATCAACGATAGGAAGAATAGTAAGCCACTATTTGACAAAGAATACATCATTCCGCTTGATCAGTTTGAGCCACTTTACGACTTGATGAACGAAGCGAAACTGAACGCATGGAACGCGAAGACACAAAACCAATCTACGTTTACCGAACAATAAACGGCATTATTTTCTGGACAGCATTGTTTTTTGCTTTTGCTGTTATTGCCGTACTTGGCTTGATGGCGATTGTCTCAATCTACAACACAAGGATGCACTGAGATGACTCACTCATCATACCAGCATATACCTTACACTTTTCATGTGCATGGACGTTTTGTAAGTTTTGACAAGTTCTTTTTTTCTTGTAATATAGGAAAAAAGGATAGGTTCCACGATCATCCACGCATTGTTATTGCCTTAGAGGAAGTACACGCAACTGTTGATGCTTATAATTGCACCGCCACTAAGGTAGTTTTGGCTGCACATCAATTTGATGATGCAATGAAAAGTTGCAATATCAGTGGTGATAGACTGATTCGTAAGCATATCGACAAGTGCACCCACACTCTGTATGCAAGAAAAAACAATCGCGACATGCTTTACGGATTCATGAATGCTTACAAGAGAAAATTTCGTTGCTGGCAAGAACTGCGTCCTGATCCATTTGAAGTTCTTTTGCTAAAGTCAAAGGCACAGGCATACTACAAAATCCTCGAATCAATTCGGAGTTCTTGAATGAAAAAATCAGAGATCATTCAGTTTGTAATTGCTTATTTGCAATCAAAAGATTCAAACAGTGAGACACTGCACTCGCTTCTCACATGCATTGATTATTCTTGTGAACAAAGCGCACAGGCTCTCAGCGTCCACGATGCTCTTCTAGAAATGCAAGAAAAAGGGATAGTGAATGTAAAGTTTCACGAGAATCTGATGCCCGAGGACGTATGGACAGTTGGTTCTTCTTATCTTGTAATAACTTTGAACCCACTGTATAAACTCATCTGGACGGCTAAAAACAAAAAATAGCACACCACCTTCTGTTTTTCTGCGGTTGCAGCAAAGCATAAAGGAGTAAGTAGTGAACTTAAAAACTGCTTTAAAAAAACTTATGAAGGAAAAGGGGTTCACCCTGATCCGTAGTGGCAAGCATAATATTTGGAGAGATAAAACAGGACTGCAGATTGTGACTAGTGTTAGCCCATCAGACCATCGCACCCTTAAAAACCTTGAAGCGTCAATTAAAAAAGCGAGATTCAAATCTCATGCAAAAAAGTAAAAACTTTTGGCTACAAATGACAAGAATGAAAAAAAATGGCTATGATTACTTCAAGGAGGATGAAAAATGAGCGGAGAAACATGGCTTATTGGATGCACGCACTTTGGGCATGATGCGATGTACAAATTCATGCGCAAAAACGGCGAGAAGGTAAGACCTTTCTCAAGTGCATCCGAAGGCGATGCATTCATGATGGAGGCGTGGAATTCGCGAGTGAAGCCCAAGGACAAGGTGTATGTCCTTGGCGATGTCGCTTTCTCACCCAAGGACATCTCCATCCTGTCAAATCTGCACGGCTCCAAGATTCTCATCAAGGGAAACCACGATGACATGGACGCTTCCGTATACCTGAAGTATTTTCGTGACATCCGTGCTACTCATCAGTTGGCGGACGAAATCCTGTCACACATCCCGCTCCATCCTGGTTCACTTTATAGACATAAGAAGTCGAAGTACTGGCTGAATATCCATGCTCATCTCCACGCAGAGGCGGTGATGGAGGAAGGCGATGGCTCACCTGATGACTTGATGCGCCCCAACACTTCAGAAGATCCGCGTTATTTTTCTGTCTGTGTGGAGAGAATCGGATTCGCGCCCATATCCCTTGACGAAGTGCGCCAGCGGGCAAAGGAGCGAATCACTCCAGTCGCACAGTTATCTCCACCTGACGAAAAACTTTAATCTTCAGAAAAGTAGCA